CACTAACCTGAGTTGTCCTAACTGTGAGAGTATAGTAGATGTTTACTATCCAAAGGAGAAAGAAGATGCCTGAAGAATTTGAACATGAATTAATAGGTGTGCTACAAGAACATTATGGTAAGAACTTTGACTATAATTGGGATGGTGAAGAAGATGGATTTTATATTCGACTAAGAGTATGGAAGGAGAAAGCTGATGACTAATGAAGAAAGAGTAGAAGCATTTAAGAAATGGTTAGGAACCTGTCCTAATGGTGAGTTCCATTCTATAGAAAATGTGTGGGAAGATAGTGCCACACTAGGATTTACTGTAGACTTTGCAATCACAAGGAGAGAAGCAGATGATAGTATTTAATGATAGTTATAAGTCAGAAGGATTTGAAGTAGGTATAGAAGAAGCTAATGCATTATTAGTTGACCTTGGTTTAAAGTTAGAGTATAATTTCATAGAAGATTATGTAGGTATTGATGGTGAATATGCATACACCTTAACCATAGAAAAACATGAGGAGTTTAAAGATGACAAACAGTTGGACTTGCTCTAGGTGTGGGTGTGTTCATTGGGATGAACTAGAACCTATCTCATGTATCATGTGTGACAATGGTACATTCTATGATAGCCCAGATAAATTTTATCAAAAGGAATTAGAAACTCAAACCAACTATGTAAAGGAGACTGACGATGGTGAAGATTAAACAACCACAAACACTTGTTAAGTGGGGTCACAAAGAAATTACTATACTTGAGTTGTTTGAAAAATTAAATGAATTTGTTTGTGAGCCTGTTAGAAATATGCATGAGATGGATGGAGATATGTATATGTCTGACTATCAAAAATTATCTCAAGCACATTGGAGAATAGCACACACACTTCGAGAATTAAAAGGAGATAAAGAATGACTAAATGGTATGTCTGTGTAGACTGTGGCTATGCTCATGAAGGTGATGAAGCACCTGAACATTGCCCTGCGTGTGGATCATCTGACTTTGAATTGGAGACTGATAATGATTAAAGAAGGTAAGGTATGGGGTCAGACCATGCCAATAATAATGAACCCTTCAGTAGAAGTTCATCACATAAATGTAGAGTTAGGAGGGTACTGTAGTAAACATGCTCATCAATCTAAGTACAATGCTTTCTATGTTCTTTCTGGTGAGTTAGAAATTAAAAGATGGAAAGATTATAAGTTAGTAGATAGCACATGGTTAAAGAAATATGATTGGTCTATCGTACCTCCCGGTGAATACCATCAGTTTATGGCACATCAAAAGACTGAAGCACTAGAACTTTACTTTACAGAGCTTAGTCATGATGATATCATTAGAGAAAATGTAGGAGGTATATAATGTTAGAGATAATATTATTACTATTAGGTTTGATATGACATATATTATAATCCAAGTAGAAGATCCACTAGATTTAGAAAACATATCTGTACTTCCAGATGAACAAGATTTAAAAGTAAAACAATTTCTTAGTGAAGAGGATGCTGTACGTTTTCTAGTTAAACATGATATGCAAGATGAACTACTATATGATGCAAAGATTGTGAGGTTACATTGAAAATATTATTCACTGGTTTGTTTGGGCCAATCATATTACTACTAATAATGTTTTATTCTTTACCTAGTAAAGCCAATGACTTAGACTGCTTAGTTGAAGCTATCTATTATGAAGCTAGGTCTGAAGGTATCATACCTAAGATAGCAGTAGCTAATGTTATACTACAAAGAGTTAAAGATAAGAGATATCCTTCTACTATTTGTGAGGTTGTACACCAAGGTAAAAAAAGAAATGGTAGAATGATACGTAATCGATGTCAGTTTAGTTACTACTGTGATGGTAAGAAAGAAAAAGTAAAAGATTATACATCCTTACTTGAAGTATTAGATGTAGCATCTTTAGTATTAGAAGGTGTACTTCTGGAGAGAACTCAAGGAGCTACACATTACCATGCCTACTATGTTAAACCTAGATGGGCTATTAAAACAAAGAGGTTTAAGAACTTAGGTAGGGTAGGAGCGCATATCTTTTACATTGACAAAGGTAATCAATAGGAGTATACTATGTATCATCCATTAGAGATTGAAGTATTACATAAACATATTGATACACTTAAGAAGCAGTTAGATGAAAGAGATTCTACTATTAAAAAACTACGAGAAGAACTTGGTAGGTCTGGTAAAACAAAATGGGTAGAGGATCATGGCTAAAAATTTATGGGAACAAGAAAGAAAATCTTTATTATATTCTAAGATTAAAGAGTATTTAGAAGAAGGGTATGATAGATCTGAAGCTAAGTCTTTAGCTAAAAAAGAAGTTGATGAGATCATGTCAGATAAAGAAGGTTTTGTTTCAGAGATATGGGATAGCTCTTATGAAGAATGATAAATGGGAATTAGTTCTTGAAAAAGAAATGAGTAATGTTACTGTACAAACTTTTAGCAGTAAAAAATTAGCTGAAGAGGAGAGAGAAAGTAGAAACAGATTGTGTATTGCTATGGGTTATACACCTGATGTAAAATATATTGTAAGAAAGGTATGATCATGTCTAATGTTACCCCTACAATGGGTGACTGTCCTGCATGTGGTAGTAGTGATGCTAATGCTACGTATCCTGATGACGGTCACTCATGGTGTTATAGTTGTCAAACTTATACAAGTGGAGATAAATCTATGCAACAAACTAAAGTAGTTCCGATGAATAACCCTGCTACATCTGAGTTAAAAAGTGTTGGGCAGGTATCTGATATACCTGACCGTAAGATTAAGCAAGAGACTGCAAGAAAGTATAATACACAAGTGATGCAATCAGGTAACATGATTACGCATCACATCTATCAATACTTTGATAAGGATGGTAATCACATAGCCAATAAGGTACGTGAGGTACAAGGTAAGAAGTTCTGGTCTGAAGGTAATCTTGCAGGTTCTGGATTATTTGGTGAACATATCTTTGGTAGGCCGGGTAAATATATTACTGTATGTGAAGGTGAGATAGATGCTATGTCTGCCTATGAGATGCTTGGTTCTAAGTGGCCTGTTGTATCTATCAAGAATGGTGCAGCATCAGCACTAGAAAACTGTCGTAGATCTTTTGAGTATCTCAATCAGTTTGAGAATGTTGTCTTATGTTTTGATAATGATAAGCCGGGAAAGGAAGCAGCACTTAAGGTAGCTGAGTTGTTTGATCCTAACAAATGTAAGATCATAGAGTTAGATTTAAAAGATGCTAATGAATATCTAAAGACTAATCAACGTAAGAAGTTTAGTGATGATTGGTGGAATGCTAGGACATTTACACCAGCAGGTATCGTAAACCTAGCTGACCTTGGTGCATCTCTATACGATGAGAAGTATTGTGAGACAGTACTATATCCTTGGCAAGGACTTAACGATAAGACATATGGTATGCGTACTGGTGAGCTAGTTACGTTTACCAGTGGAGCAGGGATGGGTAAGTCTAGTATCATACGTGAACTAATGCATCACATCATGAGGGTTAGTAAGGATAACATTGGTGTCTTAGCTATGGAGGAAAGCATTAGGAATACAGCCTTCAATCTTATGAGTGTAGAAGCTGATGCTCGATTGTATATCAAAGAGATTAGGGATAAGTTTACCAGAGAACAGCTTACTGATTGGCAGGAAAAGACTATAGGTAGTGGTAGGTTCTTTGCTTTTGATCACTTTGGGTCTATCTCTAACGATGAGATACTAGGCAGGGTTAGGTACATGGCTAGTGGACTAGGGTGTAAGTGGGTGATACTTGATCACTTATCTATACTAGTGTCAGGTCAGGAGGATAATGGTGATGAACGTAAGTCTATTGACATTCTAATGACCAAGCTACGATCACTGGTTGAAGCTACAGGTATAGGCTTATTACTTGTCAGTCACTTACGTAGACCATCAGGTGATAGAGGTCATGAGGATGGGCGTGAGGTATCTCTGTCGCATCTTAGAGGATCAGCATCTATTGCTCACCTATCTGATAGTGTCATAGCTCTGGAGCGTAACCAACAAGCAGAGGATGAGGTAGAAGCCAACACTACTGTACTACGTATACTTAAGAATAGATATACTGGTGACACTGGTATATGTACGCACTTGCATTATGATAAAGAAACTGGTAGAATGACAGAAATAAATAACCCATTTGAAGCTGAAGAAGATACAGATGTTCAACTTTAATTAGGATAGTACTATGGTAACAGCAGTCGTTGATATTGAAACTGATGGATTAAATGCTACCCAGATACATTGTATTGTAGCTTGTGAATATGAAACGGGTAAAGAAAAAGTATGGATACAAGATGAGTGTTCTCAGTTTGCAGTATGGTCTAAGAAGATTGATACTTTTATTATGCATAATGGTGTAAGCTTTGATGCACCAATTCTTAATCGACTAACAGGATCAGAGATAAAGTTATCTCAAGTGAGGGATACTCTAATAGAGTCTCAACTTTACAATCCTACCAGAGATAAAGGACACTCTTTATCAGCATGGGGTGAACGATTAGGATTTCCTAAAGGAGATCATGCTGAGTTTGAATACTATTCTCCTGAGATGTTAGAGTATTGTAAACAAGATGTACGTGTTACCAGAAAAGTAGCTCAAGCATTATCTAAAGAAGGTGATAAGTTCTCATCTAAATCATACATCTTAGAAAGAAAAGTAAGAGCTATTGTAGATCAGCAAGAGAGTAATGGCTTCTCATTTAATTTACGTGAAGCTATGTCATTTCTTGCTACCTTAGAAGAAGAAGAACAATCTCTTAAAGATCAAGCTCAAGAAATGTTTGAACCTACTGAAGTAAAACTAAAGACTAAGACGAAGTATATACCATTTAACATTGGTTCTCGTAAACAAATAGCTGAACGTCTTATGGAACGTGGTTGGGAACCTATCAATCATACAGAAAAAGGTAATGTAATAGTTA